TAAGGAGTGAGGTTTTATAAAGACCCAAAGCCTTTGGTAGAGATGAGTGAGCAGGAGATGGCAGAGTTTCATATTGAAGCGATGGGAAACTTCCATTATTTCAATGAAGTTGTTCTTGGACATCACGATATGAACCAGGAGCATAAAGCTCTTTGTGAGTTCTGGCAGAGTTATAATAGACAGTATCTGTTAGCGTTGTTACCGAGGTATACGTTTAAGTCGAGTGTGTTGACGATAGGGGACAGTTTGTGGTGGATGTATAAGAACCCCAATATACGGATATTAATATATTCAGATAGCGCAGGTAAAGCGGGAGGGTTCTTACAGGGGATAAAGAACCATATTGAGGGGAAGGCAGCTAACAGTAGGTTCAGGGAGCTGATAGGTAAGTTAGAGACAGATGCGCATAAAGGCAAGTGGAATGAAAGCCAGATAATTATAAGTAAGAGGACAGAGAGCAGGGTTGAGCCTACGGTAGATACGGCAGGGATAGAGACGAGTAAAGTCGGGATGCATTACGACAGGATATATTTCGACGATATAGTAAGTGACGTAAATGTAACGACAAAAGCTCAGATGGATAAGGTGTATGAGTGTTACCAGAAGAGTTTAAGTTTATTGACTCCGATAGGAGATGTAAGGATAACGGGAACGAGGTGGCATTTCGGAGATACTTACGGACGGCTGATAAAAGAGAACGAAGAGACAGACCAGTTCGGGTTGTTTGTGAGGAGTGCAGAGGAGTTAAATAAAGACGGGAAGTTACTGTTTGAAGACAGCTATTTGACAAGAGAGTTTTTAGACCAGAAGAAAGCCCAGCAAGGGAGTTATATATATTCCTGTTTGTATAAGAACTCACCAGTAGATGACGAGCAGGCAATCTTTAAGCAAGACGACTTTGAGTTTTACGGAAGGTTAAGGGAAGCCTCTAATCCGCATAAGACAGGGCTGTATGAAGATTTATATGTAACGTGTACGTTAGACCCCAGTGGAGAGGGCAGCGACCCAACAGGGGGGACGGTGGTAGGAACAGACCACGATATGAAGATGTATATATTAGAGACGTTCAATCGCAACTGTTTACCAGACCAGATGATAAATTGGGTGATAGCGATGAATATAAAGTATCGGATTAAATTATTTGGGATAGAGACCACGTTTTTTAGAGGGATGTTAAAAAGGGAGTTTGATGAAAGAATCAAAGAAGCGCAGAGAGAGAATCCAGGGTTTCACTTGTTTGGCATACGAGAGTTTAAACCATCAGCTAAACGAGGGGAAAGCAAATTCGCCCGCATACTTGCTTTGCAACCTTTCCACCAGAGGAGAGACATATGTTTTCCTGGGAAGAACATCGAGACTCAAAAAACAGGATTTAGTGACCTGGCGTACCAAATGCTCCAGCTCACTCCCAACCACATGCCAGAGCCGAATGACCTCTTAGATTCGTTAGCTTATCATGTGGATTTAATCCAGAGAGGCGGTATGGTTAAGAAGGCAGGACCGCCGAAGAATTCTCCTGCCGACTTAGAGAGACAGTGGATTGAACGGTTTAATTTAAAACAAAAGAGGTTACCCAGAAGGTTAAGAAGAACATGGGTGCCAAGTTTTCAAACATAAGGAGATACAATGATTAAGAAAGCAGAAACAAAAGAAGTAAAGACAGTTAAGAAACCAGTTGACGAAGCTGTTGTAGGAATAAAAGCTTCAAAGACAAAGATTAAATGACATTAGATAAACTCCTAAACGGGTGCAGTGTAGACGGGACTATATACCGCTGTGATATAGACAGGTGGATAAGGACACGTCTTTCTTCTTCCCAACGTAACGAAATATTTAAACAATTACAAGGACTTAAAGATGCCAAAGATAAAAGATATAGGACGATGGCGGACTGAAATCTCTCTGGCTGAAAAGTTCAGGGATGAAGAGTTCGGAACATTCACAAAAGACCGTGTAACAAAAGCAGGCGAGAACATTCTTTATTACGAGAACGGATGGAGTGAAGGGTTCTTTGACCCAGAGCACGACACTTCTTCGACGTTGAATCTGTTTCACGCCTTAGCTAAGAACGTGTTACCAGCGATAGAGTTTAAAAACCCAACGGTAAATGCGTTACCCAAACGAAAAGCAGATACGGAAAGCGCTTTCTTTGCAAAAGGAATAATGAACTATTTCTATAAAGAGATAGGAGCAGAGAAAGATAATAAACGTGCTATTTGGGATGCTTATATATTAGGTCAAGGGATAGTTAAGGTTGGTTATTCCACACAGTTTGGAGTGGATGTAACTCCGTCTTCTGAGAAGAAGAAGAAAACCGCCAAAGATAGGCGGGATGAGGTCTTAGAGCAGATAGGTTTAAAGAAACCAAAGGAAGAAGAAGTTATATTTCCTGAGAAAGACCTTGAAATATTGGCAGAACGTCCATACGTCCAGTGGATAAGTCCTTTTAATTACCTTAGAGACCCAAGAAGCACGGGTTTAGATGACGCTATGTGGGTGTGTCATGTAGCAGATAAGACGGTAGCTGATATAAAGGCTAACCCTAAGTTCAAGAACACTTCAAAGTTAGAAGGAATCAGGACAGAGATACCTAGCAGAACAGGGATAGGAGTGCCAGAAACTGATTTAGAAGAGTTTGAGATAGTAAAGTTATATGAAGTTCACTACAGGCAGAAAGACGGTTTCTATTTACTTTATATAGTTAAAGACGGAAGTGAGTTTAGAGAGTTATATCACGAAAAGAGTGTGTATAACTTAAGTGATTGGCAGTTTGACGAGATAGATTTCTCAGGTCACGGGCATTTAACGTATAAGAAGAGCGAAATGTCTAAGATTAAGAACCTTCAGGACAGGTTTACTGCCACTATAGACGCCATACTAGAGCAAGTAGATAGATTCCCACCTAAAATAGCCGTAGATGAGACAGGTGTTAGCGAAGAAGCTAAGAGAACCATAGAAGATGGGGATATAGGAGCTGTTATATATACCAATAGAAACCCTTCAGAGGTTATTCGTGAAGTTGGATTGACACAGTTTAAATCTTACCTACAGGCTCTTAATAGCGAAATCATTAATATTGTTACGATACAAACAGGACTCACTAAATCACAATTATTAGGAGTTTCAGCTGGAGAAACAGCCACAGAAGCCACTATAGCACAGGGAGGACAGACCTTAAGGCAAAGTGATATGGTAGAGGAGTTAAGAAGGTTCCATGATTCCCAAGCTACTAAGTTGTGGGGGGTAATTAAACAGTTCGTAGAGTTAGAAGAGCTTGAGATTATAACTGGAGAGAATGGAATAAACCCAGAAACAGGTCAACCCCTGTTTAGCTGGTTACCAGAAATAACAATAGATGTTGCAGAGAAGTTAGAGAAAAGTAATCTAAGGTTCCAGATGGAAGTTGGAAGTTCCCAGAGACTTGATGTAGGAGTTGTGAGGAAGTCAATAGAGAACCTTATTTCTATCTTAGCCAGGACAGATGTAATAGCTTTAATGCAGCAGCAGGGTAAGAAGGTAGACCTAGCTGAGATATTAAAGATGTGGCTACAGCAAAGCCCAGAGATATTCAGAGATGTCTCTAAGATTATTCAGGACGTTAATCAACAAACACCAGGGTTAATTCCACAAGATATAGTCAATCAAGCGCTAGGGGGAGGACAAGGCGGAATGACGGCAGGTAGCGATGCGAACGCTCAGAGAGCTTTAGAAGCAGCCCCTGCTCCTAGTGCACAACAGAACCTTTCGGAGGTCTCACAAATATGATAAACAAAGAAATGTTTATTGTTAATTTACAACATGAATATCTTTCAAAGGAACCCATATTCAAAGCAAAGATAACAGAACATAACGAAGAAACTAATCTTTATAGAATGTTACCTTGTCCCTCTAATTTATTTCAAGGGGTTAGTGTTTCCTGTATTTTCTCAACAGAGAAGCAAGCTATTTCATTTTATAAAAAGCATAGACGAGCCAAGCTAGAAAAAGAACTTGAAAAGTTATTTAAACCAGAAGAAAAACCCAGTAACGGAAAGTTCAAGAGAACAATCGTCTATGGCGGTGTTATGAAAGACATGAAATACCGTGATAAACGTGGAGAGAGAGTATGGTTTCCTAAAGACGAGAAGCCTTATTTTGATAAATCTTTGCAGAGACCATTTAATACAATTAAAGAAAAGACAGAATATATGAAGAAAAACAGTTTAGTAATGGATGGTTCTAGCAACCCTAAACGCTGGCCTATTGAGGCGGGGGACATGCGAAGTAAATCCTACAGAAGAGAAAATAAATTAGAATAAGGAGGAAACAAAATGTCACAGTTCAGCAAACCATCAAAGAACAAAAGACGTGACCTTGAAAAGTCTGCTATTAAAGGTACTGCTCTCAGGCCAATGATAGCACCAAGGCCGAAACCAGACCCTAATACACGAGGGACAAGGACAGTAGAAAAGGTCGCTAGAGTAGCCATTCCTAACCGAAAAGGCGGTGGAGGAAATGTCACAATTATCTAAAGAATTAACGTTGAAGCTGTTAGCTGAATTAAGGGCCATGGGTTTGCCAATTGTGCTCTTACCAGAATCAATGTTTTCTTTTGATGATGATGAAGACCAGGAAAGCAACGACGAGACCTTTGAAGAAAGCTTAATTAAGCGAAAGACGTTAAACAAAGCACCCTCTGGTTTACCAGAAGGATTTTTACAACCAGTACCATCTTAAGGAGATACTAGATGGAAGAACAAGAAGGCGCTAAAATACAGGAAGAATCGCCAATTTCTGAAGACGAAAATGTAGAGTCGTCAACTACAGAAGAAGAACAAGAAGAAGTACAGGACGTAGATTCGGAATCGTCCACCGAAGACCTCGCAGAGCCAACTGCGGAAGAAGGCGGTCAGGAAGAAGAAAATGTTCCTTTTCACGAACATCCTCGATGGAAAGAAGTACAAGCTGATAAAGAAAAAGCTGTTGCAGAAGCACAGTATTATCGTGGTCAAGCAGAAATGGCTAAAACCATTCCTCAGCAGCAGCAACAAGCACCAGTTGACCGTTATGCTGGAATGGATGCTCAAACTAAATTATTCTACCAAGAAGCAGATAAACGGACAGAAGAAATAGTTCAGGCAGCTGTTAATAGAGCAAAGACGGAAATGGGTGGTGTAGTTCAGAGGCAAGCAGAAACAATAGGGGAACTACAGGCTAAAGCGTATCACCAAGAGAATTCCGATATTCCCAAGGACTCTCCAGAAGAGAGAGAGATTATTCAAAAGCTTGGGAAGGGATATACTCTTGAAGATGCAACTTGGTCTGTTATGGGACCCAAGAGGATGCAAGAAGCACAACGAAAAGGGACGATAAGAAAAGAAGAGAAGAAAGTAATGAAATCAAAGGCTAACTTAGCAACCAATACTTTAACTGCCGAAAAAGTTCCAGGTTCAAAAAAGAGCTTTAGAGACAGTCTGAAGGAAGGACTAGGCTGGACTTAGGTTTTAAATTTAAGGAGTAAGTAATGGCTTCAGGTAATACAAGTTATACAACCCAACTTACTGCTACCTTGCAAGACCACGGGCGGGAGATATTTGACGCTGTTTCTACAAACAACGCTTTATTATTTTTGTTGAAACAAGCTGGAAATATTAAAGTCCGTGCTGGCGGTGATTCGTTTACACATCCAGTTCTTTATGCTGTAAACTCAAGCTTCGGGATGATTCCTAAGTTAGGAACCATTTCTTTAAATAGAACAGATAATTTTACTCGTGCTGATTATGCGATTAAAGTTGCTGCTGGAAGTATTGTTTTAGGTACGATTGAATTGGCACAAAACGCAGGCGATAGAGAAAAACTTCTTGACCTTGCAGATATGAAACGACAAGAAGCTGAAATTTCTATGTCCGAACTTCTTGGAGACCAAGTCTTCAACGATGGTTCTGATGCAGATGGTTTTGGTGGACTTCAGTTCCTTATCAACGAAACACCCTCTGCGCAAACAGCAGTTGGTGGGATAGACCCCAGCTCAAGTGGAAACACTTACTGGCAAAATTATGCAGACGCAACAGTAGTTACAGGTTTCAACGGTTCATTAGAAGGGTTAAATGCTTGGAATTTAGCATTAAACGGAACTACATTTGGTCGTCAAGGACCAAAGGCTGTGTTTGTAACAAAAGCAATCTATGCTCTATATGAGTTAAGTCAAACCTCTAACATACGTTATCAGAGAACTGACTTAGCTGATGCTGGTTTTAGAGCACTACAATATACAACGATGCCAGTATTGTTTGACGACAACTGTCCATCAGGTAACACGTATTTTGTAGATACAGCAACATTATGGCTCCAGGTATTAGCTCAGGCTAATATGGAGATAACTCAATTCCAACTTCAAACAGACCAACTTGCTTCTAGTGCACTTATGTATTTGTCTGGTAACCTTACCACTGGTTCCAGACG